AGAGCAGTCAGCGAAGACTGCACAACATGACTTCCTACAACAGTGGAACGACAGCACTGGTGGCAATGCATACGGTGAGCCAGTGTACTGTGGCTTTGCTTGGGCTAACATATACGGCATCAAAGGCAACACCAAGCTAGGCAAGCGACTAAAGGCAGCAGGCTTAGAACAGGACTACACCAAAGCGTATAGTGTATGGAACCCAGGACAGTATCATGGGCAGAGCATGGACGTTAAAGAAGCAGGTGCTAGAGCATATGCTAACGTGCTAACAGCGTACGGCTTTAGAGCAAGCGCAGGAAGCAGAGCAGACTAAACTCTAGACTAGAATCAAAAACGATCCCCCGGGGTATAGTGTTAACAGCACTATACCTTTTTTCTTTTATGCTTAATGAAAAAAAAATTTATTTCTTTTTATTTTTTTCGGGGGGTCGGGGTATATAAACGCTAATGATAACAACAACTTAGCTAGCGTTAATGAATTTTTAAAGTGAAGCAGCACAAATCACCACCTCACTTCTGTAAGTACTTCTCCCTAATTTTTTACGCGACTATTTTTTTTCGGCTGTAGAACCCATTTCGGGCTAAGTACAAGTATGCTTAAACATGATCTCAAACTTGCCTTTACACAGGCACTCATAGTTCTAATTCCCACATACGCAATTGCTGCATGGACAGAACTAATGGTATACACTATACCCATGTTAGCAGCAACTAGCTTTATAGCAGCTGCCATTAAACCTGCTAGCGTTAATACTAGAGTAGATGATGGCTTCAAGGACAACGACTCATGATAAATTTACTCCCTGCACTTCCACACACACTAGCCACACGTGATCTCAATCGTGCTGCTATGCGCCGTAACCGTAGTTGGTGCTGGGCTTGGTACGTATTGTACGTTGTGTGTATAACTAGTATTGCACTGCTAACCAACGCGATAGCGTAGCTCTAGTGTAACTGGAGCTTTTAGAACCTCTTACACTGTGTAACAATAATGGATAACACTGTTAACTAATACTAAATACACAGTATACACACGTTGCTATAAGAACAGCCCACGTACATTATTTCAATCCTTTTGTTACACCCGTTTTTTTACAGGTGTGTATACGCTAAACACAATATGTATAAATTAAAACTCAATTACAAGTCAACGTTCACTCCACACTTCAACGTACAGGATGTGCTTACACAAACAGCATGTACACTACTGTTGGTGGACAATAACATACACACTACACAAGCTTCAACGGATACGATAGTGTTCGAGTCAGATCGCGATAGAACACTAGCTTATCTTAAACTGTGTAAACACGCTATGTATACTCCTAGTATAATAGATTAAGACTCTTTAAATAGTAAACCATTGTTTAACTAGCATTGCAACACTATGCTTATAGTCTGTCGCTACGATAGTCCAATTATTATATGTATATATGGGGTATAGTACGTGTGTACTGTTTAGAATTTTGCGCTTAGTTAAACGCTAATTTTTAGCAAAAAGCGTTTACCGCTTCGCGGCGTTTGGGCTTACCGCTGGGCGCTTCGCGCTTCTCTAGGGCGTATGCAACACCTTGACACCGCTTGCATTGAGGAAGTCTATTCCTGTGGTGCAGCGATAAGCATGCTTGTAGTATATAGTGCTTATACCTGTTTGGTACACTAGTTTAGCACAGTCCATACAAGGCGCATGTGTAACAAACATTGTTGCGTTCAATCCGCTTTCTGTACCGCGGGCAAGTTTACTAATAGCATTACTCTCTGCATGGATTACTTCAGGCTTACTAACAGCAGTTGCAGTTCCAAGTTCATGATGATGAATTACATCTTCACAACAGTTGTCCCATCCACTAGGCATACCGTTATATCCGATTGAGATGATGCGATCATCTTTAACAACAATAGCACCAACTTGAAGTCGTGTTGCTGAACTTAGTTGTGCAAAACGTTCAGCTACGTCCATGAATGCTGCAATAAATTTAGTTTTCATTTGGTTAGATGGCCCCAGATAGATTGTGCATGTTGTTGATTAGGATCTAATCTGAAGTAGTCATTTACTTTGTTGTCGTATAGATCACAACTCCAACCTGCACCTGGATCTAGGTCTATTGTATACCTATCAGGATTTTCACAGTATGTGGCATTCATAAAGTTTATAATTTCCTCTGCAAGCTTGGTGTGATTGGGTTCGCTAAGGTGTGCTATGCGTGGATCAATATTCTCATGATTCTTAAAGAACTCTAATCGACTGTTCCACTTGTCATCTTTTACTCCTAGGAATTCACACACATCAACTGCCTGAAGGCTACCGTTTGTGCTGTGGTGTAGTCCAGTATTATCAAATCCTGGTAGTATGCACATTCGCCAATTAAAGTTTCTAGCACAAAAGTGGCACCATGCTACCATAGCATCTAGATTCATATCAGCTCGAATTTCGTTTTCATTGCCCAGCATAGTATAGCTTTTCAACTGTTTAGATTCTTCTTTTGTAATGAGGTTTTCGTTGTTTAATATCCAGTAGTTTCCTAGGAAAGGTCTGTCCTCGAAGAACCACACTCGTTTCTTGTCGGTAGTAACAATGATTACATAATCATTTGGCTTTATCTGAGGTATGTGTTGTTTAATTGTATACTGTATATACTCGTTGCTACAGCCCATTTCACCAAGGTTCTTAATTCGCATAGTGCCTAGTTGGTCGGCTACTTGCTTGCCCCAAAACCATTCAGTAGTGTTGTTAAAATTTTTGTGGCTATTCTTTTCCATCACAAAGCTGTCGCCAAATATCCATAGAGTAGGTGTCATCATACAGTATCTATCCTTTCCCATGTGTTGTCGCTAGTGAATCTGAAGCTGCCTTTAAATGTCATTTGTTTCCATGTGTGTGGTTCAATAATGCTGAGGAATGTTTTTCCATTGTTTGTGTACAAACTATACTGCTTACCTACTACAGGAATAAAGTTATACTTGGCTGTGTATACTAGTTGTGTATCTTCTGCTAGCTTTACAAGTTTAAAGTATTCATCTTTTAGTTCATCAAACTTTGTTTCAAAGAAGTGCGTAGCAGTAATACCTCGTTCTGCTTTATGTTGCAATACATCTGGCACTGTAAAAGCAGGAGCACCTACGTTAGTAGGATACGGCAGTGTAGCGGCAAAGTCTGTTACGTTGTCAGGCTTTCTCAATATGTTATTCCAAGTCTTGTTTTTTGCGTGGTATTGTAGTTTCAACTACATCTTCAGATAGCCGTTCTTCTAGTTCAGCAGTTGACATGTAATCTAAATCCCAATGATTACAAATGTCGTTTCTAAACCGAGTGTGATTTTTACTAGTCGACTTTGATTTGAAACGATTAAAGTAGTCAAGAAGTTTCTGGCTAATTTTCATTCTAGCCATCTCAATATGATATTTGCCATTATAAGATATGCACAAACAAGATTGGTTCCTACTATTATACTTCTAATTATTGCGATTGAGTTTTCGTTGGCTGCATCGTAACCGTCTTCTTCATCAAAAGAACCAAGGGCATGTTTCCATACTTCCCAGTTGGTCTTTTTCATTTAAAGCGGCTGTCGATCCATTTCTTAAATGCATACACTGCACACACTATTATTAACAAAGCAACAACCACAGCACCTTCAACAGCTAGGTTACCTGTGCTTGAGTCTACTTCAATACCAGTTGTGCTAATTTCTATTCTGCAATCTTCACAGGTGTGTGTTTGTTCCATATGCGAGGCTCCTATTATCATGGGTGCTCTACCCCAATACATTTCAGTCTAGTTCGCTGTCTGATAGCTGTCCGTCGGCATTTAGATCTACAAGAGTTCTTTGTGTTTCTTTGTAGCTCTTGTCCTGTAAGTCTTGTATTTGTGCTGCCTGATTGGCTATCCGATCAGCTTGTGATTCAAGTTGTTCAAACTGTTTGTCCAACTCGCTTTTCTTTGGAAACTCTACTACGTTGTCGTTGCTCATGTGTTATCTCCGTCAGTGTATTTCATCCTTGATTTATCAAAGGTCTTAGGGTCTTCTTTAAAGAATTTACGCAATCGTTTATTGTATCCGCGTTTGATCTTTTTAAGTTGGCCTTTGCTCCACATATAGAACTTGCGTGAGTTTTTACTAAGGGCATCGTATTCATCGCCACCTTTCATGGGAATCTTCTTAGTCATAGATCAATCTCTCCTAAATGCTTCGTGTCCTTCAAAATACATCTGGACCATTGTATGCACACAGATATTTATAAAAATTAAACTACCAAACAATATCCATCCAACCATTTAATCTTCTCCAAGGTTATTAATAAAGTTACGTAACTTAGTTGAGTCTGCTTCAGCCCTAATCTTTGCTACTGGAGCTCCATCACTAGGATCTTCTCTAACTGTATCCTGTGTATTCGTACGTTTCAAATTACTTACAATGCTATTACTAGCTGAAGGAGTTGTGTAGTCATCTTGTTCGTCTTCATCTAGATCATATATTCTTAAACTGTCAACGTTAAATCCTAGATCAATCTTAGATCCAACTCCACTTGAGCTACGTGTCTTCATTAGCTGTATTTGATAGCGTCCACGCTCACGCATTGCTCTGCTAGTAAAGATACCAAACACATTGTCTGCTGTTTGTATCTTACTTAATCCACCTGATATGTGCGAGTGGTCAAATTCAATTTCTTCAACTGCTCCACGATTCAACTGTGCCGCTGTAACAAATACTGTGTTCAATTCCATAGCTAAGTTTCTTAGCTCTTCACTCACATACTTATCTTTGATATACAAATTCTCTGCACTTACTTTTGCACCATTGGGCATTAGCAAATCCAAATAGTCAATCAACAATACGTCAATCTTCTTGCCTGTTTTGATCTCATACTCTTTAATATAGCTACGCACATCATTAGGCGTCTTACCACTTGGCATATACTTAACTTGGAATGCACCACTCTTCTTACCGATGATCTTAACCTTCAATTCAACATCATCAATTTGTTTGAATATGTCACGTGTACTAATCTCTGTTACCATACTATCAACACGCATACTAACCAAAGCTTCACTAAGCTCTAGTGTTAGATACAATACGTTCATACCCTTTTGTGCAAAGTTTACACCCAAGTTAGCTAGGAACAAACTCTTACCTGCACCTGAACCACCTGCAAAGATGTTAAGCTCGCCTCTGTTGAACCCACCAAATAGTTTTCTATCTACTGCTTCCCAGCCTGTACTTACTTGTCCGTTGCCGTCTTTAATTGCTAGTAGTCTTGCTCTAGGGTCTGCAAAGTAATCAGTACCCAAGTCTTTCTGCAATCCTATTTGTACTGCTTGCTTAACTAACTCTTCCACTGGACCATACTCACCCTTCTCAAGTAAGTCTGCACCCTTAAGAATTGCTGCTTCTAATGCTTTGTGTCTACTAAATGTTTCAAACTCTAACAGTAGCCAATCATAATGATTCTCTTGCATTACGCCAGGGTCTTTAAGATTACTCTCTGTTGCTGCATTAATCATATCAAATGTAGGCAATGCGTTATGCTCAGTTACATAGTTTGTTAAAAACTCTGCAGGCTTTTGCAATCGCCTATCAAATACTTCTGGATTGAATACCGCTTGACATCTAACAAATGTCTCAGCATCAGTCAACATCATTTCAAGATATACCTTTTGTATATCGTGCCCATAGTCTGTGTTTTGTCTAGTTGCCATATTAAAAATAATTCACGTTAATGTTAAACCTTGCTTTTGCATTAGTGCAGTTGGTACTAGAATGAGGTTGGCTTGCATCAAAGAACAATACTCTATTAGCTTTGCTTTCTATGCAAGTGCCATCTTCAAGTCTAGTAAATCCATCGTTGTCGTTTATATATATTATCGCACCCTTGTGGTTAAAATTATAATCCTGGTGTACAGCATGTTCAAGTAAAGTTTGTGATGAAGGATATAAGTTAAGCTTTATTCTTATCAAACTTTTAATATCAAACATACTCCACATTACGTCAAACATATCAAACATTTCGCTGTACTGTTTATGTTCAAATACTAAATGTGTAAACATACAACTAAGATCGTTTTCGTTACCAGCTGACGGAGCAGGCAGATATTCCCATCCAATGGGGCTAGCAGGCTCCATCATAGCATGCTGTAGCTTACCAAAATACTTCTCATCAAAATAGTTATCAATTACTTCATATGCCATACTTATATTATACTACCTATGCCACTGATTGTCAAGTTCTATCTTGGTTTTAGTTACTGCTAGATATGCTCCTACACAACTACCAGGGTCACCCGGGTTATGTGGAACATGTACATCAACCCACTCGTCACGAATACCATCAACAGCTCTTCTGTTAAGGGCCGAGCCGCCTGCTAGTGCTACATAGTTGGAGCCTGTAGTTTTCCTAGTCCACGCACTTAGATTGTTAACACAATATTCAAACACTGCTTGTGTAGCTGCTGCAATATCGTTTAGGTCTTCTTCGCTATTTAATTCAGGCCTCCACCAGTTACATCCCCTGTGTAAGTTTTCCATCATCTTAATCTTAGGGTTCCATCCAATACCTTCAACGTGTACTAGTTCGTTTAGTATCTTCATGAAATGTTTTTTAGGGTTACCGTTGTCCCCCATTGACGCTATCATATACTCGTCTCTGTTTGGAACTAGTCCGCAGCGTTGTGTCATAGCACTGTACCATAATCCTAAACTATGCGGATAGCCCTGACTATGTATTTTCTTTAATTTGTTATTCTTTCCATGCCATATAGTTAGGGTTTCAAACTCTCCAATACTGTCCATTACAATAACTGCACAATCATCATGTGGCTGTGTGTAATAGGCATACGCTGCATGGCTTAGGTGATGCTGGGTGTATTTAATTGGTGCTGAAATTTTCCATTGCTTTAGATAATTTCGTATATTATTTTCTTTCCATAACCAACCCTGGCCTGCATACAATTGGCGTAATGTTTTTAGCTTAGGTAGTTCATACCATTGTATACGATCAGGCTCACCATACTCTTGTCTAGCTACACTAACCATACTCCAGTTAGGATGAGGGTCATTAGGAACCTTACTGTAGTCTTTAGATAACACCGCAGACATTAGTTCGTTGTCTTTAAATACTGCTAAACTTGCATCATGGCTGTTCCCAACCATTCCCCATGTGATCATCTGTTCTCCCAGTCTTCTTTGTCAACTCTAATATACCATCCTCGTCTTGGTTTGCCCAATGACTCCCCTTCTGGACCTTTAGGCCACCAAAGGTAAGGACGTAAGTAATCAGGAAAGCTTTTGCCTCCACCTGAAAAGTTTGTTTTAACAAATACTCGTTTACAATATTTAAAGCAGTCATCTAACCAATATTCGTAATCAAATATTGTACCTGGCTCTAAACATTCTCTATCAAATACAGTACGTGTAGCTACAATCATATCATACTGCCTATCTAACTTCATAGGTTCGTTCATGTTAACGTACATTACAAATCGTTTGAAATCTAATACATCACAGCATTCTTTGTACAGCCCACCTTTGTCAGAGCTATCAAAAAACTCGTCAACATCTGTTAGTTCAATATCGTTAATGCTTTTCTGCTCTTGTATTAAGTGTGCTAACATTCCCATGCCGCAACCAATTTCAAGTACAGAATTAACTCCTTCAAAATTCATATTGTCTACACAGAATTGTTTTTCAAGCATGTACATATCCCACTTATGAATGTACTTTGCACCTGGAGCTTTTTTCCAATGACGCTTAGATATTTCTGTAAGTTTGTTTCGATAGTCTTGCGTGTTCATTATTTTTCCTTACACCATTTGTATTCCGCTAGTAGTAGCGGTGTACTGTTTAGCTATTTCACCTTCTGTCTTACCTATGCAAGTAACTGTACTAGCGTTTAATACAAATTTACCATCTGGGCTTACACTATACATAAACGGTGCTAGTCCTAGTCCTTTCTCGTTTGCAATTAATACCATTGGCTTTTTTACAGTATATGTCTTTGCATCTTCTGTATCAAGTCTCGATACAAGTTCTTCACCTGTAGATAATTTTAAACTAACAATGTCGCCTGCTTTATACGGAATTTCTAATAACATTCTTTTCTCCTATTTGTAAATGAATGGGTCACGCTTTTTAAGTTCTTTCATCTTCTTGCGCCATGCAAGTTCTTCTTTAATTTTATGATACGGCCATGTAATAACTTCCCATATGGCTGTTAATACAAATAGTATTCCTGCCCATAATTTTTTTAAGTAAACCATTTCTTTGCTCCTAATCTAATTTTAAGTGGCGATGTTTGTGCGTTACTTGCTATGCTATGTAATGTAAAAATTCTTCCATAGCGTTGTACGGCTTCGCCAATGTCAGTTATATCTGTTTCCCAGTTTGGCATAGATACTCCCCATCCTAAATCAATTGCTTGTTCAACTAGCTTAGATCCTGCATGGTCTCTATCAGGTACAACTATTACATCTTTATTTAATCTATTAATGAGCAATGCTTGTTGATCTTTGGCTTCGCTGCCTAGTAACGCTACCCCGTCAATGTACAATGCATCAACAGGGCCTTCACATACAATAACAAATATTTTCTGTGAACGCTGTGTGTCTAAGTTAAACACATACCCTGGTTGCTGTTCACTTAGGTACTTAGGCTGTTTGCCAGCTTGGACAGTTCTTGCCGTCCATCCCACTATTCTTTTTTCATAATAAAATGGTACAATCAATCGATCTCTATAACCTAGCGACGGTGACCAGTAATACTCTGTATCGTCTACTTGTAATCTACGTAATGCCATATATTCAAGTATAGCTAAACTATGTTTATCAAACCTAGTAATGTCTGAAACTTTAACTACATCATCCG